GCAGGAACTGCACCAGACACATCCGTTGCAACAGTCCCGCCGTTAACGCAAAACGCAAAATCGTTAACTTTTAGAGTTCCAACCATTTTGAATGGCACATTTGCTGTCGGCGTAAAAACTACATCTACTGCTGCTTGAGCAGATGCGCCGCTTCTTACAGCCCATGTTTGATTAGGAGCGGTTCTAACAAAATAAGCGGTATTGTCAAAAGTATCTCCGATTCCGGTGTAAACAATGCCGTCATTGTTAACTTGCACCATGCCTTCGTAATACAACGTCCCCTCACTCGCGTTGTACCACGACGAGAAATTCGTCCCCGTCATGCTCGCCACATCTGCGTTTCGCGTCAGGGCGGTGGTGGTCGTGGGGATCACGCTCGTGGCAAATGCGCCTTGCTCTAGTTGAGGCAGGCCGATGCGGAGGGTGATGTCGATGGCAACGCCGGGGGAATGGGCAAAAAGCAGTTGAACGTTTACAAATGCTGTCGTTGCGTCTGCCAAAGTGATTGAGTGCGTTCGCCTTGCAACAGATAAACTTGAGGCAGAAATGGAACTTACAAAGTTTGCGCTTTGAGAATCATCGGTGTTTGACGCGTTTGCACTTGTTCTGGCAAATAGATTTGTTCTTATACCGGTGATATTAGTCGTTGCGCCAGCGACTTGCCTAACATAAAAAGAACCCGTCCACGACTGACCGCTTGCTGCTACGGTTTGGTTTGTCGGCTCAAAACGGACTGCCGAAGAAGTTGCAGTTGTTGTTCCAACGACTTGAATGTCTATATATGTGATGCCATTTTCTGTGCCTGTGCCGATGACATTGAAGGCCATTCCAGCGGTGACTGCGCTCCAATTCGTCGGCAGCGTCCCCGGCGTACCCGCTACCGCACCCTGCATCGTGTTGTTGCGGATGGAGTTCGTCCGCTGCTCCTCGATCAGCAAGCCCTGCGCGGCAAGCGTAGAGGGGTTGTAGTCAAAGCGCGGGGCGTAGTAGGCCGCAGTCGTCGTCGGGTAATACGTCGCCAGCGAGGACGTAACGCCGCCTTCCATGCCAGCGAGGTTGAGTTGAGCGCCCCAAGCGATGATGGTTTCAGTTCCAGCCGCGTTCCATGCCTGAAGTCTAGTGTCTGTTGAACTGTTTGCGACGGTAATAATAAGAGTATTTGCGTTTGTGTTAGTAAACACCATAACGCAGCGATACCAGTCGTTGCCAACGCTAGTAATTGATGTGCTTACTACTCCTCCTGTTGTTCCAACAGCACCAGCCCCTGCGGTTAAGTCAAAGTCGGCAAAAGTCCCTGTTTGAGTTCCAAGAGCCAATTGCGCGTAATTCTTAGTTCCAGCCTTCAAAAACACACTAAATACATAAGTTGCGCCAACAATTAAAGTCACTCCTTGATTTATAAAATGACTTGTATTTGTTGCAGATGCAGTAATTGTGTCGGCAGTAGATGTGCTATCTGGGGCAGTTGATGTATTTGCAGAAACGCTGCTATTAGATGTACCCCAAGCAGCATTTTCAAAAGTTTGAGACTGCAAAAACAAATTATGCTTCGCATACACCAGCGTCCCGGTGGAATCAAACAGCGTGGCCTGACTGCCTCGGGAGAAGGTGATGCGCGGGTCGAGCTGTTCGCTGGCCGTGAAGTCCAGATACAGCGACGACTCGTCCAGCGTGCGCGTCGTTGTGCGCCGAAAGGTGCGCCCACGAGTCCGCAGCAGATCGGTGCCTCCGTCGCTCATCAGAATGACGGAGACGGAATCCGCAGGGCAACGGCGTAGACGGCTGTCGCGGTGGCGATGTTGCACCTGATCTCACAAGCGCCGAGCTCGAAGATTCCGCCGCCAGCGGCGGTCAGCGTCGTAAAGGTACCGACATCCTGGGCGGTGCCGTTCGGGCCTTTAGTCTCCAGCTTGACCGTGCCTGGGAATGTTCCCTCTACGCGGAATTCGCCGCGGCCGCCCGGCCACGCATACCACGCGCCGGTCGCGCTGGCGTTCGATACAAGTGTAATGCCTGTCGCCATGACTGTCTCCGATTAGGCCGTTACGGCCTTGATGACTGCAAACTGGAGCACGACCGCTTCCGACAGGTCTGTGCCACCGAGAAGGTTGTGCAATTGAATTCTGCATGACCCGGCAGCAACCGCGGTCACCGCTACGTTATAGGCGTTCACTGTCGCGCCTGACTTGATATTGACTATCACTACGTCAGTAGCGGCTATCGCGCTGTTGGTCAGAGTAAAGCTCACCGCAGTCTCGCGGTTAAGGGTTGCGGCATCCATCGTGATGGTTCCGCATATCTTGTCGAGCGTGACCCCCTGCGACTTGCTCGTGGTCTGGGTTGCCGTGCCGCCAGCGCCAGTCGCGTAGCCAATGCCGGCCGTTGGCGAGTCCGACCTGGCAGACGATTTGAATGTAGCCGCGCCTGTCAGGGTGGATGTGCTCGATGCCGATAGGGTTGTAAACGCCCCCGCGGCAGCCGTCGATCCGCCAATCGCCACGTTGTTCATCGTTCCGGCCGCTGCCGGGTTGATGGTCACTGTTCCCGTTCCGGTAGGAGCAAGCGAGATAGCGGCATTTGCCGGATTCACCGTCAGCGCCGCAGATAGCGTCGTCGCGCCCGTCACGCCTAGCGTGCCAGCAATCGTCGTGTTGCCGTCCTTTGTGACATTGAACTTGGTAACGCCGCCTACCTGCAGATCGATCAGCTTTGATGCGGCGGCAGATGCCGTGTCCGTGACATCGAGCTTGATGCCGTTAAATGTGGTTGCGACGTTATTCCATGTCGCAATTAGATCGGCCATCGACCCGCCGACTAGCGCCTTTGCGGTAATCTTCTTCGTCTCGGGGATATTGACATCAACAATCGGCAAAACGTCGGTCGCCGACGCAAGGTCGATCTGCGCCAGCGAGTTAAATTGCGTGATCTTCTTGGTTGCCATCAACCGCCACCGAGCAACCGGGTCATGCCAACGCCGCCAGCCCCGCGGGACTCAGGCGTGGACATCATCGTAGCTGCACGGCCGCGACGACGGGCAAGGCGCTTTGATTCAATCTCCCGCACCTTGGCCTCGTCAGTCGTCGGCGGCGGCGGCGGAGCCTCAATTTTCGGCATCTTTGGCTTGAATAATCCGCTCATCGCACACCTCTTAGGTACACCTAGGCGAGATTCTAGCCTAGGACATTGTAATCTGCTATAGCCGCACCAGGTCGAGCCCTTCCGCCCGTGCCCCGGAACGGGCGCCGACCCTTCGCGAGATACCGCAAAGCGTCTGCGTAATGCGATGTCCAGTCATGAAGTGGCCGGTCTTTGAACTTCTGCAGTCGGTCATCGTACTCGCGCCGGTACTGCCGGATCGCGTCCAATGCGCGGGTCATGCGGCCCCTGGCATCATCGGCGCTCTCACCCGGGAATGGGTCTGGGCTTGAGTTCCACTCAACCACCGGCAGCATCTGGCGCACCGCCTGTATGCCATCGTCCACCGAGTCAGCCTCAAGCACGCGCGGCCGCAGTCCGTAGCCGGCAGCAGTCTCAAGCCGCGACTTGCCGCTGCCCCACTCCTTGACCGCGCCATCATGAGGCCAGATGTGGTCTCCATAGACGTAGTCCATCGCGAGCAGCTTCTTGGCGTACCACTCGAGACCGACGCCGCTGCCCTCGAGCACGTTGATGATTCGTATCCTGTGGGCTACAAACTGGTAGAACCAGATCACGGTTGAGTCACCCACGCCAATGTCCCATGCCGTGCCGACAGGCTGGCCGACAATGTGCGGGAACCCCGCGATTCTGCCGTCCTGCTCTGCGCGAGAGATCGCGTCCCCGTAGTAGGCGCCGGGTATATCTGCGTCGAAGTCGCAGTAATACTCCTGCCTGATGATGGCCTCGGCTTCCTTGTCGCCGCGTTCCATCTTGAGCTCTTTGCGCTCGCGATGGATCGTCTCCATCGGAATCGCTTTCGTATCCTCGACCGTCAGCACCTGACCGAACCATGCCGGGTCTTTCTTCGCATACTCAACGAGTCGAGCAAAGTGATTGCGGCCGCGGGGAGTCGAGATGAAGATGGCCCAGCCATTATTCTCAGCCAAGATCGGTCGCAGGAAAGCCCATGCGTTTGGGTCTGCCATCGCGTACTCGGAGAACACAACCCCAGTCGGTGGCGACCCAACCAGGCTGTTGTAATTGTCCGAACCGACGACCTGCCAGGTTGACCCGTTCTTAAACCGGATGAACATATCCTGTTCGCGGGTCGCGTCACGCAGCTCGAGCGGGAATGCGTCATCGATGCGGCGGCGCCCAGTGTGCGGATTTACCGCGTCCCAGATCGCCTTGCGTGATTGGTTGGCTAGCGGGAGCAGGTGCCAGTACGACCCCGGCCGGGTCATCGCAGAGACCGCAGCCCAGTGCAGGGCCAGCTCGTCCTTACCGGAGCGTCGATGCCATGCCAGAGCGAGTCGCTTATAACCGCCCTCGAGCGCAGCCCACGCTGCCATCTGGTACGGCCGCGGCCTCCAGTCGTTAGCCGGCAGGTTTATTTCCGGCATCGGTTAGGCGTACCACGTTGACCGTCAGACCGACATTGCCCGAGTGCTCGACCTCGGCCTTGTCGCCATATCGCTTCGGCAGGAACTTGGAGGCGAACCACTTGCGGGCATCGAGTTCGACACGGGCTTGCTGGGCGTCGATCACGCCATTCCTCATATCCTCGATGACCTGCTCGGCTTTCTCGACTTGGTCTTGAGCAAGAGCCTCTAACGCGCGCGCGTACGAGTCACCAGAAGTTACCTTCAACGCCGCCGCCCTGAACGTGGCTCGATTGATCCCGACTTCCCGACAGGCAGCGGCCTCAGCCATCCCGTCCTCGACCAGCTCTAGGACACGCCTAACCTGTGCTGCTCTCTCTTCGGTCATTACTTCTTCGGCATCAGTTTGCGTGCTGCCATGCCTTTCCCCGCGGCCTTACGGGCTACGTTTAGCGCAATGGCGACGGCTTGCTTCTGTGGGCGCCCAGCCTTGACCTCTCGCGAGATGTTCTGGCTGATCGTTTTCTGGCTGTAACCTTTCTTTAGCGGCATGATTATTTTACCTTCGTGCTGTTTCGTTTACTTATCGCCCTTGCTTT